AGTTGATCAAGCACACGAATAACTTGATTCATACTGAAATCCTCGTTTTTATCAACTGTGAATGACGTAAATGTATTCACATCTTCAAGTACGCAAATGTCATCACCTACACGATGGAATACATATTTACCAGATTTCAATAAAGTTGAGAGTTGTGATTGTGTCTTGGTTTCAGACATATCAAGTGTAAATTCACCACTGTATTTTTTATTAGTATTTGACCTATTTATAAGCACTCCAGCTTGTGCGCCAGTTGCCCAATATACGGCACCGAACACTTCTTCATCAGTACCATTAGCATCGTTTTGTACGTCAATAATACCTTCATGGTCAGTGCTGCCAAGTTTATGACCTACAAGTTGGAACTTACCACCGACTTGGTCACGAATACGCTTTGTATACTCAACATACAGCGATTTAATTGAGCTTTCGGATGATAAACAGCCGAGAGTATTAAAACCGTATGCTTCTAAAGCATCAAGTGCTTCTTGATGTACTCCACCTGTAATGGCCAAGCCATTGGAGCCTCCTGCTAATGGTGTCCCTGCTGTAACAGCTAATGTCGCATTCGTTTTAAATACGACAAAATCATTTGCGATTAAGTCTGCAGCAGTAGAAACCGCAATTTGTTCATCTACTAAAACATTAGCTAGTAATGTTTTAACATCGAATTTCGACGGCTCATCAACATTAGCCTGAATAATAATCGTGATATCATTACCTCGTGCACCTTTGTACTTAGCTGTGGCAAAATTATTAGTAGCTGCCTCTGCATCCACAGCAAGTTTGTACAAATAAACAGTGATGGCATTTTTAAATACATCACGGATACCTTTCAATTTTGAATCCGTATATTCATAACCAAAGATTTTGCGAGAATCCTTTTGCAAATCCTCTTGTGTTACAGCAAATACTTCGCCATCTACGCCCCAATCAAGTGCAATTGGCAAACCAACGTAACCGCGATCACTTAGATTTACAAATGCACGAGTAGAGCTAATAAAATTATGATATGTCCCTGGTAATACTTTATTTTGTGTTAAAAATATCCCTCCACCTAACGCCATATTAATTACCTCCCCTATCGAATTTTTTCAGTATTTCATCCACTTGAGCGAATGAATATGTTTTTTCTGCTTCTAGTAATGCATTGAGTGCATCACGGCGATAAATATATTTTTGACTTTTTGCAAGTTGTTCTTTTGTGAATTTAGGTAGTTTAGACATAATTACCTTTTTGACATCTTTGCTATCCATCGGCTCAACCACCTTATGAATTATTTTCGCCAACTGATACCACCTCTTCTTTGTTAATATAATGATCTAATGACCCCATAAAAACTTTCTCTTCTACTTCTTGTAAGAAGAAACTGAAACGAATATAATTATTACCAATTCCTTCAATTACTTCGCTAGTTGCTCCAGAACCACACAGTAAAGAATCGTTTAACAGTGTTATTTCTTTTATTGCTTTTTGAACTTTCAATGTCATATTAGAAGCCTCGGATATGCCATTTTTAGGGTAATACTTCACATTAAAAAGTGTTGTTACTTTCCATCGACCACCCATTTGCCGAATATGCTCTAAGCTCAAAAATTGAATTAAAAAAGCAGGTGTATTAAACCCCTGCGGTAATTCATCAATATATTTTTTATAATCTGCTCCGAAAGCTTCCTGGAGCTTAACGGATATACCGTTCTGGATATCATTAATTTCCATTGAGAACCTCCTTCAACATGTTCATTCGTTTACAATCGAATGTGGCATTACTGCATCAAAATACACATGAATGACTCACTTTCAGACGTTTTAGGAATTGTCCATGTTAAGACAGGTCCCCTCTCCATTGTCTTTTTTACAAATCCCCCAATTAAAACCACTCCTTTTTGTTTTAGCCTTTTAGATTAATTAAGATACCTCATCCCTTGAAAAATCTAGCCGGCCTAGTCATGCCACTAACAAACTTATAGGGCAATGGACGATCGACGGTAAGTCTTTCCAAACAATTTATGGTTTTTAAAGATTCCAAGGAGGAAATCCTTATCACGTCGTCCTACTTCCGAGTTTACACTAACAATTACTAAAAATGATATGTTTGGAACGTTTGGAACATCTGTCACACTTGGAACATTTGACAGGTAAAATTAAATTTAAAGGTCAAATATTATTAGTCGCATTAGTTTAGGGGAAAATATACAAAAAAGTTCCTTATTTCCGTTAAATTATAGCTAATGATTTCTGAAAAGAAGTTACTTTTTGGTTACTTCAACATCATATCTAAAACTCTTTCCCTCACTCGCTGAACACTAGTATGACTTATATTAAGCTTGGCACCAATCCAACGGAATGACATACCCTCTAGTAACCAGAAAAGTACTTCCTGTTCAAGGTCTCCAGTTACTTTATCAGCTAAATTTTGAACCAATAGCAGTTCATTTTTGATCTTGTTAATACGCCCCTCTCGTAAAGCTTTCATCTGTACATGAGCATAAACTGGGTCACTTTTATTTCCAATAGCCTTAGGCATTGTTGCCTCAAAACCATACTTAACTGTAGAAGCAGCAGTTGTTAATGACTCCAATTCTTCCTTCATTCTCATGTACTTACACATGTTGTCATGGTATTTCTTAATTGCCTGGTCTAGTTGGTACCGATTTAGTTGTGTTTTTTCTTTTAACATAGTTTTATCCTCCACTGATTAAATTACCGCGCTTTTGATTTTTATATTCTATTCGTCCAATTAATATCTTTACCTACTCCAATCATGCTTTCAGCTATAGCACATACACCCCTATTTACCAAGAATTTCTAATATCTTTAGTCTCTCCACTTCAAAATCTAGCGTGTTGTTATTAGATTCAACAGATGAAGCTGGTAAATCTTCTTTATTATTACGATTGGTAAACCACTCTGGCACTATCTCTTTTCGACTTTTAGGTTTTTGATAAGAATATTGGCTAGATTGTTTCTCTCTTTCATTCTTGGCCTTTAGTTGCTCAACATTCGTTATAAAGTCCTTTCTCCAGTTTGCTAAAATTCGTTCTGTATACTGCATTGCTTTGTGTGGTTGTTGTAGTGCGGTAATTTTCATGGCTTCATAAACAAGCGCTGGATTATTTTTTCGTACCATGTCTTCTATACGTTCACAAATATAACCAGAAGCTCTTTGTATGTTTTTATCATAGAATTGTATTAGAAATTTTAATTGTTCCTCAGTAACTGACAAATGACTGATTATTTCACCTTCTGCTATTTGTTTTTCTTTTTCTTTTTGTTTTTCTTTTTCTTTTTCTTTTCGTTTTTCTTTTTCCCCAAACTCTTTAGAAGGTGTATCGATATAGTATTGATATGGTATCGAGCCTATATCATTAATAGGCTGGGGTTCTTCCTGCTCATTCAATCCATTTAACAGTATTGATACGTTATCGATACTATATCCGAACAGTTCTAATGAGGTAACATAGCTCTTAACAAATGGGATATGTTTTACAGCAAGCAGCTCCTTTTCGATACATTTCTTTACTTTAGGTGAATTTATAAAATTGTATTTTGCCCAGTTAGTTAACATGATTTCTTTCGTTAATTCGTTGTAATTTATTTTTCCGTATTCAAAGAACCTTTGTAATAGCTTTTGTACTGTCTCACGGTTGTACCCTGTATGCATTTCTATTACTCTGTAAGGTAACTCGTAAATGCCACATTGTGTTGTATTACTGTTTGTCATCAAATACAGATAGAAGTATTTCTCCTCTGGCGTAAGATCTAATACAAAGCCATCATCCCAAAATGTTGTG